CTCATTACCGGCGGCGTCTTGACCACCAAACAGCTTCAGACGCGCCTCAGCCCGATCTGCGCCATTGCCCATCACAATTTTGTCTTCTAGCTTCGCAGCTGCTTGCAGTGATGTAGCAGCTCGCTGATCGACAAGCCTGTTTCTCGCATCCTGGTTGACCGAGATCTGTGAGCGGTTAACAGTCTGCCGGGCTGCTGATAGGAACGCGCTGCGGACCCTTTTGTCATCGATGCCAAGTGCCAGCTCGTCCAGCTTGTTCATGGCAAGCTCGCTGAAACTCAGCTCGTTGTTGCCTGGGTCACCATCCAGCACCATCATTGGGTCACGGTTGCGCTGCTCGTTCTTCAGTGTCTCCAGCGCATTGTCCAGCTCTATCTCTTTTTGGCTGAGCTTCTCCTGGCGCTTCAGCTTTTGTTCCTGCTCGTACCAGCTGAGCGCCGCGTTCTCTACCGACCCAAACAGATCCCCAACAGCGCGCGTTCCAGCGGATAACGCACCAGGGTTTGCTCTGACCGAAAAATTGATAGCCCCGGTTTTGGCTGTCGTCGCTGTCTGTCTTTGATAAGTAGGAACTCTCATCACGCCATCGCTATTGTGCTTGCAGTGTTAATAATGCTTTGAGCAGCTCTGGCCCTGCCGCGTGTTCTAGCGGCCCTGCCATACATGCGGTTCAGTGTGCCTTGCATCCGCTCTTGGACGCCGGCCTCTTTCAGCTCCTGGCTGCCGACCTTGGCGTTGTAGCGCCGGGCAGCGATCTCTTCGTCTGCTTCCTGGGCGCTTGCTAGGGCCACCTTCAGCGGTGTGCCTTCTTCTGCGATCCAGCCGTTGTATCTGTAGGCCTGTGACTGAGCATCCGCTAGATCCGAGAACTGCTCGCGGAACTCAACAATCTTTTCTTCCTCAGCAAAAATCAGCTGGGCAGCTTCCTGGTCAGATGCCTTGGCGTTTCGCTCGTTGATGTCAGCGTTGTAGTTGTAGGCGGCCTGCTCTTGCTTGCCTGCCGATAGCTCGAATAAAAATGCCATTATCTAACCCATGCCACCCTGATGTAATCCATGCCCTCGGGGCCATACTTTCGCATCACCCCTTCCGGCTCAAAGCCCATGAAACGCGCAAACTTAAGCGCCGCAGGCCAATCCGATTTGCACACTGCCTGGACCCGCCACAGTCCATTTTCGTCCACGACCTTCTGCATGACGTCGGTCTTGGCAAACCTGATAAAGGGTCGCGGGTACTCGTGTATTTTGTTGCTAGCTATGAACCAGGCCTCGCCGACGCCTGGCCACATATCGGCAATGCCGGCGCAGCAGATAATGTGGCCATGTTCTATCAGCGTGAACGACCAGCCAGGCTGCTGCAGCTCGCCGGCATAATCCTTCATGTAGCCAATATGCTCAGGCGCGCCATCGTTCAGTGGGCCATCCATCAGCTCGTAAAGGTGGCTTTGTTCGTAATTGATAATTCTCACTGGTCGAAGGTGATTAGTCTCGGGAAGATGCCAATGATGGTCAGCGGTAGCGGCTGGTCCTGCTGGACGACCACAAAGCCGTCAGTGTCAAACCCGCCTCTAAACTCAATCTCTTTGTCGCCTGTGAAAAGCGGGATCGCCGCTGTCATTGCCTGAGCTGACGATCTAAACGGTATGCGGTCCAGCTCTGTCTCTGAGCTGCCGACCTTCACACCGACGGTCCTAAACAAGCGAAGCACAACCTCATGGATGCGCTTGGTTTTGCCCTGGGCAGTACCTTCAGTGCCGCCGGCTTCGATACGCATAGTCTGCAGCGTCGAGCTGTAGTTTAGGCCGATATGCGCTTTGGTGACCGCAAAGTCTAAACTGATCGCACCAGAGCTGACCGTCTTGTCAGGGTGCGTTGCGCCATTGGCAAGGATAGAAACCGACTGACCCTCCAGATGATCAAGGCCGCTGATCGATGTCACCGATGAGCCAGAGTAAGACAAACCGCTGTCTACAAAAAACGCATCCTCGACGTCGCTGCCAAAATCGAAGCTGCTGAAATATTCGATATATCTTTTGGTTGCGCCGCCGATCGTGCGCTTGACCACCAGGTATGTGTCATCCTCGTTCAGATCACCTGGTATTGTTGCAACACTTTCAACATGGCCAAACGCATCTGAGCCAAACGTGCCGCCGATCAAATGCTCATGCCAAGCAATCACGTTCTCTTCACGCCGATACGTCATGCCGACAAACTTGCCGTTTTCCAGGACGCACCAAACGACGTTGTCCGGTTCCTGTTGCAGCGACATCTCTTTGATGCCTGTCTCGGTGATATGCTCGGCCAGTATGGTCATGTCTGGCGCTTGGTACGAATCGGTATTGAGATCGAACACCAGCTCGCGCAGCTTACGTTTGGCGCGCTGCACAAACAGCGTCACGTTGGCCACCTGGACCGGCTGGATGTCAGCTGACCCATATGTGGCCTGGCGCTTCACAACGGCGTTAGTGGGGCTCAGAGGCGCGTCTTCAGAGCTTGTGACCACGAACTCGCCACCAGACGTCCCGACGAGCAACACACGGCCGGCCTGTAGATATCTGATGATGTTTACCTGGTTAGATCCAAGCGTGTATGTCAGGGCATCGTCTGCATCAACGCCGGCAGCAAAATCCTCGAAACTGCCCCCCACTGAGAAGAACAGCGTCTGCGGCTGCTGGGTGGTCGAGGCGAACACAAGTCGTTGCTCATAGAAAGCTACAGCAGCAGGGAAGCCAGTGACGGTTGAAAAGGCGCCTAGCGCCCAGTCTGTGCTTGCTGTGAGGTCACCGCTGATGGTGACACTGTCCCCGGCTGCTTCGTCGGTCAGGTCGGATGACGGCGCGAGAAGAAGCGTGTCATCTGTGACTTTGACGACGATCGCTGAGGCTTTATTGTTATTGCTATCAGTGAACCCAGAGACAGTGACCTTCATGCCGACTTTGAAACCTTGCGACACAAAGGCACCAGCTGTGTCCTGGTATCTGTCGTTATGCTCTAGGCCGGTGGCAGATGGGTCTCCTTCATGCGCCGATATGGTTGTCGCCGTGTAGCTCGGCATCAGCTCGGTGCGGCCGTCTGCATTTTCTTGGACGGTCGCTGTCACAGACGTGGCGCTGCTGAAATTTGTGATCTTGGCAAAGCCCTCATGCAGCCTGACCAACCGGCCAACATCGCTGCTTACAAAGGTGCTGGCGCTTGCCGTGATTGTGACTGAGCCTGTCCTGCCATTGGCTAGCAGTGTTGTGGTGGTCGTGTTGTCATCAGCCATAGGACCGCGCAGCAGATCCACCTCGGTGATGGTCCAAGCGGTGTGGCTGGTGCGCGTGATCTTGCGCGGCGCATAGTCAGGATGCACCAGGTACATGACGTCAGCTGACTGCGTGAATTTTAGCTTGGCTAGATCTGTGTGGGCATAGGGCGTTGCCACCTCAACAGGACTGCCGCTAGATACCACAGTGCCGCCATCCTTGTGAACGCGGAAATATTGATCGCCAAACTCCAGGATATAGGTCTGGGTGACGTTGAACTCGAAAGGAATCAGCCGGGCATTGTGCGCGCTGTTCTTGACCTCTCGCACAAAGATCGTGCCAGGACGCCGGCTTGCGCCGCCATGCGGGTGAACCACAAAATTCTGCAGCTTCTTACAGCCGTTAAAATACTTGGCGACATCAGTCCGGCCATCAAGCCTGGGGCTCAGCTCGCCGGCTGTGAAATTAGTAAACGCTGGTGACGCCTTGGCCATCAGAACCTCGCATTGATAAAGGTATCGGCTGCGACAGTCCGGCTGTCAGAGATCACAGATGTATTGATGTCGTTGTCTTCAGTCGCATCGACAAACCGCGCTTCGGTCAGTTTGCTTTGATACAGGGTGAACATGTTTGCGCTGAGCGCCGAGCTGCCGACGAGCGGGTACGCCAGATCAGCTGCCATCGCTGCGGCGATCGTCTCGGTGAGCAGCGTGTCGTATTGGTTGGCATCCTCTACCCGGCCGACATAAATCATCTCTATGGTGCTTTCGTCACACAGCAGCTTGCGGCCTTCGATTTTGTAAAGAATGTCTGTGTTGCTGAGCTGCAACACGCGCAAACAAAATGGGTCAGTAGGAAGCGTGAATTGCTTGCTAAATTGAAAAGCGGGGGCAGCAGTGTCCGGCGCCAGGCTTGCCCTGGTCGTAAGACAATTCCAGGGATGCGCGCGGAAGACACTATCGCGGACAAAGTTGTAGCGCTGGTTGCAGATACGCGCAGCCTTGCTGTCCTCAGTCAGACTGATGATGTTGGACGCACCGATCTGATTCAGAGCGCTGTTACAGATATCAACGACAGATGCCATCTAGATCCCCTTGCAAAAAAAGGGGCAGCCGAAGCTGCCCCCTCTGGTTAGTTAACGACGTACAGCATCGTCACGGCGATAGAGCCGGTGCCAGCGGCGCCGCCCATAGTCACAGTGACGGTCTTGCCGTTCTCGTCAGCATCAACCTCTTCGCCATTCAGCAGCGCGAGCGTGGCGACGATGTCCACGATCTGTGCTGAGGTCGAAGCGGCTGCTGCCTTATAGGCAGCTGCAGATGCAGAGACAGCGGTGCCGTCTGCCTTGGTGTGAGCTGCAAAGCCCACAGACAGAGTTGTCGATGAACCCAACGCATCGTGAGCCAGCTGGCCCTGAAGGATGCGAGCGCCATCAGGCAGGGTGAACATTTCGATCACGTCGCCAGATGCCAGGCTCGAAGCCTCGTAGGTGCCGTGAGCAACGCGGACTTCACCGCCCAGCTCGTTGGCTTTCACGAAATCAGAAGGGTCGTCTTGAGTCAGCGTTGTTTGCTGAGTGCTATATACAGTAGCCATTTCTCATGCCCTCCCTATGCGCTCTCGTCGCAGTCGATCTGCACGACCTTAGCTTCTTCCATCCGGGTCGCACCAAAGGTGGCGCAGTAGTAAACCTGGGTGGAGTAGCTCTTGTCAGCGCGCTCATCGATGCGGCTTTGGACATCCTTACCGACGGCCAGCTTGATGCCGTCCTCGGCCCATGCAAAGCATGTGCGGATGTTACCGGATTTACCGAGGCGGGTGCTCATGTGGAACTGGAAGCCCATGAACGTGTTGACCTCACCCTGGACCAGAGCCTTGACCGTATTAAAGTCAGAGCTGGTTACAGAGGTGGTGTTCAACAGCGCCTCGATTTGATCAGGCCCGACGGCGATATGCCGAGGGATCGAAGGATCGACAGAACCATTGTCGAGGATCTTCTTTGCCTGGATCAGTTTCGCCACGGTCAGGTCAGCCGAGCCGTTGGCAATCTGGTTAGCGCCCAGCATTGATGTGCTGGTGCCACCTGACTTGCCTGTCTTGGATGTACCTGTTGCAGCGGTGATGATGGCATCGTCCATCGCCCGGCCCATTGCAGCGGCTGCTGCCTGAGCATAGGTCGATGTCGGATCGATGAGCATCTTGACCTTATCGACATCGTCGATCAGATCAGCCCACTCATACGAATCCATAGTTACCATCCGGCGGCTATGCGGGGTCTCGACAACGGGTGTATCCCCATGACGAGAGGTGCGCTTCACAGCAGCTGCGGCTCCGACCTGGTCGAAGAACGCCTTCTCACCAGTGACCGCTTCCTCAGATACGCCGCCCCGAAGGATGGAGCCGCGCTGTTGCGAAAGAAGCTGCACATTGGCAGAGAACTGCTGGGAAAACGCGGTAGTGATTTGAGTAGACATACTACTCTCCTTTCACAAAGCGTTTTGAAAAGCTCGCTACCCGACGGATGTCGGACGAAAGGGTTTTTGCAGTACGGATGCGCCGACCGGGGCTATGCAGCTTGTCCGGTTTTTTTGCTAGGTGCTTTGGTCTCTCGGGCCTGCGGCTTATCAAGAGGCTGTAGGCACCATTGCAAATTCTTTTCTGCTTGTTCGAGCGGGTTCTGTATCGTGACTTGTGAGCCTGTTTCCAAGGTCACACGCAGAACCTCAAGCCGGAACTCGCGATCTGTTACTGGGTCAGACACTCATCAGCTCCCTTACGCGGAGAGCTTCTTGCACATAAAACTCATGCTCTGGATGACGCTGATCCCAATAGGGCGTGTTAGGGCCAGTTAACTCAGACAGCTTTTCCTGGGCATCGCTCGGCGTCATGGCGCCGGATGTCTTGATGCCTTCAAGGCTGTCCTCACCGATCTTGTTGTTGATGAACTCGCCTATGTTCACCATCATCTTGATCATGTCTGGATGGTCACCTAGAAGCCGACCATCAGACAGCTGGATCTCGGTGATATCTTCTGCCCCAAACTCCTGCAGCACGGCGTTGCCGTTGGTCATACGATCTTCGTATGCGGCGCCGTATTCGCGTTTCAGCTCGGTCTCGGTATCCAGCCGGATCTGATCTGCCTGGCCTTCATCGACCGCGCCCATCTCGCCTAGAAAGCCGTTGTACCAGCCGAGCAGCTTTTGAGCCTGGCCTGACGTCAGGCCTGCTTCATGTGCTGCACTGCGAAAGCCGTCTAGCATTTCGTCCTGGGCGGCTATGCCTTCGGGCATGTCATTGACCAGCTCATAGCCTGCTGGCGTGTCTGGCCGGCCGAGACGCCGGTATACCTCGCCCCAGTCTTCGTCGGTCGCGTGTTTGCCTGGGATGGCAACCTTGTCTGCGCCGATCATTGACTGTGCGTTAACGTAAGATTTAGCCAGGGCTCCTACGTCCTGGATATGATCTAGTGATTTGTGGCCCCGGATTTCTTCGGGGATTGTGTCGCGCCAATTAGCTTCGACAGACTGGGCTACCCCTGCGTCGGCAGAGACCTCAGCTACCTGTTCTTCACTCATCGATTGCAATGTCCTCTAATGGTTTGCGGTCGCGGATCATGGATTTGATAAACAGCAACACCGTCCGCTGACCTTCGCGGTATGCTGTCTCACATGGATCTGTTGAGAACGTCGAAGAATGTTCACAAAACCTCACGCCCAGATCCTCTAGAACCTGTTCGCCTTGAACTGTCGTGAACACCTCTTTGTAAAGCTCTATGATGTCTTCCGGCGTCATTCTGCAGCCTCAGTTGCGTCTAAAGCCCTGACCATTGGCGCAGCGTTGCCGGCAGCCTCAGCTGTCTGCATCAGCTCCATTTGCTCGGCCATTTGCTGCTGCTGTTGCTGACGCTGGGCGCGCAGCTGCTGGACCTCACGGTCACCGCGCACAGCTGTGGCCGGCACACCCAGGATCTTGATCAGGTGCTTGGAGATGCCGTCGCTGTCCACATAGTCCATGATGCCTGGGTCAAGCTGCGACAGCGGCGTCATAAGCTCCAGCAGGCGGGTCATGGATTGGATGTCGCCCTGGCGCTGTGCCTTTGCGAGCGGCGATACATATTCGATTACCAGGTTTTGGTCCTGCATAAAGTCTGGCGCCGGCCTGTAGGCCT